TTTAGGAATTAATTATGGGTATGGAACTAATTTAGAAGTCAAAGGTATTATTTCTGGTGAAAGTATTACAGCAGGAAGTGTAACGCATTCAACAGGTACCTTTGATCATTTAACGGTTGGCACTGGTGTATTTACGCTTGTTAGCGGTACTACTGTTTCGGGAGCTACTGGTAATTTTAGTAGCTTAACTGGTGGTACTGGTGTATTTACGCTTGTTAGCGGTACTACTGTTACAGGAGATACCGGATATTTTAATGAATTAAATATACCTTCAACAGGTGAAATTAAATTATATGACGGAGATTCATCTAATTGGGTTGCTTTTAAATCTCCCAATGTAGTTGCTTCTGATGTCACTTGGGTATTACCAGCTGCTGATGCAACTACTTCTGGAGATGCATTATTAAGTGACGCAGCTGGTAATTTAAGTTGGGGTGCAGTTGCAAGTCTTAGTGGTATAACAGATAATGCCGCACCTTTTACTACTGCATTAGGTGCAGGAGCTGGAACAGGTATTACTTCTGATGGTACTGGAAATACTGCGGTAGGTGGTTATGCCCTTACTGCCAATACTTCAGGACGTTTTAATGATGCATTTGGTTATGCTGCACTAGCTACTAATACTATAGGCAATGGAAATAGTGCATTTGGTTATAAATCGCTATATACCAATAGTACAGGAAATTCCAATACTGCATTAGGTCATGAAGCATTAAGAGATAATGTAGTAAGTTATAATACTGCAATTGGTTATCAATCAGCAAGATTTAATACTACCGGAACAGGAAATACTTCAGTAGGTTATAAAACACTTACTGTTAATACGACTGGAGCAGACAATACTGCAATAGGCTATGATGCTTTATCCGGTAATACTAAAGGAATAAGAAATGTTGCAGTAGGTGTTCAAGCGTTAGGCTTAAATATTAATACAAATGATAATACTGCAGTAGGTTACCGAGCAATGCGCAATAACATTGCTCAATTAAATGTTGCGATAGGCACAAGGGCAGCTGAGCTCAATACTACAGGAACATATAATACTGCAGTAGGTAGTGATGCACTCGCTATTAATAAAACTGGACTCGGGAATACTGCACTAGGTAGGGCTGCGCTATATGCTAACAGTATTGGAGATTATAATACTGCAGTAGGTTATAATGCAATAGACAATAACACAGCTGGAGACAGAAATACTGCAGTAGGTGCGTATGCGTTAAATTGGAATTCAACTGGACAAAGAAATGTTGCAGTAGGTTATGAAGCATTAGATAGGAACACTATAGGATCTTATAATACTGCCGTAGGTTATCAAGCATTAGATCAAAACAGTACAGGATCTTGGAACACTGCAGTTGGTTATGGAGCACTTTATAGTACTACTAAATCGGGAAATATTGGAATAGGTTATCAAGCAGGTTATTCTATTGTTTCAGGTGATAATACTATTATTGGACAGATATCAGGTTCATCAAGCGATCAAGGAATTATTAGAATTGGTGCTGGTTCTACTGAAAGAATTTATGTTGATAGTGCAGGTGTTGTTAGCGGTAATGCATTTGCACAAACAACCGCAGTAATAACAGGTACTGAAATAAATCCAGCCAATGGGGGTATTCAATCTAGAACAATAAGTGCAAATACAACATTTACTGAAGCCTTAGTTTCTGGTGAATCTGTCGTATTACATTTGATTTCTGGTTCAAGTTATACTTTGACATGGCCCACAATTACTTGGGTTACTTCTGCTGGTAACACTGCTCCAACATTTACTGATGATGATATACTAGTATTCTGGAAGTTCAGCACCACACTTTATGGTGCATATGGCGGGAGCTTTGCATAATGAGTTTACTTGCATCTTATTTATTGGCTGCAGCTGGCAGTCAAGTAGGGGGTTGGGATCTATCAAAAGCTAGTTACAATGGTACACCATTAAATTATTTTTATGTAGGTGACCAAGAAAAATCTCCAACTGGATTATCTTTTAAAAGCGATGGCACCAAAATGTATGTTGTTGGCTACGGTTTAGACAAGGTATATGAATATAATTTATCCACTGCATGGGATGTTTCTACTGCTAGTTATATACAAAATTTTAGTGTAAGTGCGCAAGAAACAACTCCACAGGGATTATTTTTTAAAAGCGATGGAACTAAGATGTATGTTATTGGCTATAGTGCAGGCAATGTAAATGAATATAATTTATCCACTGCATGGGATGTTTCTACTGCTAGTTATTTACAAAATTTTAGTGTAACTGGACTAGAGGTATATCCAACTGGATTATATTTTAAACCTGATGGAACCAGAATGTATATTATTGGCTTTAATTCAGACAATGTAGTTCAATATAATTTATCCACTGCATGGGATGTTTCTACTGCTAGTTATTCACAAAATTTTAGTGTAAGTGCGCAAGAAGGATTACCAATGGATTTATTTTTTAAATCTGATGGAACCAAAATGTATGTTGTTGGCGGTTCTGGAGGCGATATAAATGAATATAGTTTATCCACTGCATGGGATATTTCTACTGCTAGTTATGTACGAAATTTTAGTGTAAGTGCGCAAGAAGGATCTCCAGCTGGATTATTTTTTAAAAGCGATGGAACTAAGATGTATGTTATTGGCACTTTTGAAGATAAGGTATTCGCATACGACCTATCTACGGCCTGGAATCTTTCAACGGCTTCTTTTACTTACCCAACTTCAGATTATTATAAGCCAACACAAGAAGATCGACTTTCTGATGTATTTTTAAAACCCGATGGAACTAAGATGTATACTATTAACTATATTGATGACAATGTATATGAATATAATTTATCCACTGCCTGGAATCAAGCTACTGCTAGTTATGTACAAAATTATAATTTAAATTCGGGTTTATACTACGAGCCATCTCCAAGGGGATTAGTTTTTAGACCTGATGGAATGAGAATGTATGTTGTTGGAAATGGTCAACGCAGGATACTACAATACAATTTATCCACTGCATGGGATATTTCTACTGCTAGTTATAATCAAAGTCTTTATATAGGTGGATACGACTCACTTCCAAATGGATTATTTTGGAAACCCGATGGAACCAAAGTGTATTTTGTTGGTTCCGGTGGAGACGCTGTATATGAATATAATTCCCCCAGTGCATGGTCTGTTCAGTATACTAGTTATGTACAAAGCTTTAGTGTAAGTGCGCAAGACACAGATCCACAAGATTTATTTTTTAAAGATGATGGAACTAAGATGTATATTATTGGCACCGGTGGAGACGCTGTATATGAATATGATTTATCCACTGCATGGGATATTTCTACTGCTAGTTATTTACAAAATTTTAGTGTAAGTGTGAAAGAGTCACGTCCAGAGGGATTATTTTTTAAAGACGATGGAACCAAAATGTATATTACTGGTTACAATGAGGGCGTTATTTGGTCTTATGACCTTTAATTTTTTTCTTGGAGTTTTATTATGTATGTAAAAATTGTCAATAATAGTGTTTCTAAGTTTCCATATAATATTAGTGATCTTAAAAAAGAAAATCCCAATATTTCTTTTCCAAATCCTATAACCGAAGATGCACTTTCTGCTTTTGACGTATATCCAGTTACGCCTACAGCAACTCCTGATTTTGATAATAAAACGCACCGCGTTAAGCAAAGCGTAGAATTTATTGATGGCACATGGACTCAGACGTGGCAACTACAAGAGTTACCTGAAGAACAAGCCAGCGCTAATATCCGCGCAGAACGAAATCGTTGTTTAATTAATTCAGACTGGACACAACTTCCAGACTCTCCCGTAGACTCTGCTCTTTGGCTTACTTATCGCCAGTCATTAAGGGATATTACACAACAAACTGGATTTCCTTGGAATATTAATTGGCCTATAAAGCCATAGTATTAGCTACAATAGAAATTGCAAAAGGATTTATTTATGACTTTCCAATATGCAAGTGGTGCCACTAAAGCACTTTCAAAAGCAATTCCAACCGTTAAAA